AAGTGTCTTGGAGCAAATGTCCTTCGTGGTCCTGATCAATTGCCCTGGGACGGAAAGTTGCATTATGATTATCAACTATGGATTGATAGTGATATTGTGTTTAATTCTGAGAAGTTCTGGCAGTTGGTTCTGATGGATCAACACATTTCTGCTGGTTGGTATTGCACCGAAGATGGTCACACCACATCAGTTGCTCATTGGCTGGAGGAGGATGACTTCCGTGGCAATGGAGGTGTGATGAATCATGAAACTCTGGAAAGTATCGCAAAGCGTCGCAAACCATTCACTGTTGATTACACAGGTTTTGGATGGTTGTTAATTAAGAAGGGAGTCTTTGAGCACCCTGAAATGAAGTATCCCTGGTTTGCACCGAAAATGCAAGTCTTCGAATCAGGAGAAGTGCAAGATATGTGCGGTGAGGATGTTTCATTCTGTCTCGATGCGAAAGAGGCAGGATTTGAGATCTGGTGTGATCCTCGCATTCGCGTCGGTCACGAAAAAACTCGCGTTATTTGATTATTATTAGGAGATCATTATGGCAGTTCGGAAAGGCATTGGTTATGTGGAGGGTGCTCCCAAAAAGTCTCGCCAAGGCGCAGGAAAGCACACGAAGAATGCAGCGTCGTCTCGCAATAAAGCAAGAAAGCGTTATCGTGGTCAAGGCAAAGGATAATGTACTTAGAAGGTAATGATGAATGGGATCAAATACATTCTGAAGACCTTTGGGTATACAATAAATTAATTCTCAGTCGGGTTTTGGGTTATAAGTGTGGTCCTGTTGGAATCACCGTTCCCAAACCCGATTTTTATATTTTAAGACCTAGTATGAATATAATGGGTATGGGGCGTTTTGCTCGTAAAGAATACATCTATAAGTACACCGATTCTTATCATCCTTCTGAATTTTGGTGTGAAATCTTTGAAGGAGATCACATCAGTGTTGATTATCAGAATGGTGAGCAAAAATTATCAGTCTTAGGTATAAAAGATGAGATGAATCCTCTTTATAAATGGGATATTTGGAAAAAGGTTGATGTCAAGATGCCATTTCCAAACTTTCTTACCAAATTAAAAGGAAATTATGAATGGATTAACTGCGAATTTATCGGAAATCGACTGATCGAAGTACATTTTCGCCAAAATCCAGATTTTAGATATGGAAATTCTATTGCAATACCACAATGGGATCATATTTCCACTGGTATTGACAAGACTTATCAATTTATCAAGGATGAAGACTACCTCAGAAAAGGATTTTGGGTAAAATAAATATGAAAAAGGGATAGAAACCCCTTAAAAAGTTCTGTTTTACCAAAAACAGGAGTAAAAATGGGCAATTTACCAGTTGATAGAAACAAAAATTATATGAGAGAGATGTGGGGAACCACTCGTCTTGTGACAGATTATTACAAAGACGAAAAAATGACCCCTCAGAGCGATTTTTTGGATAATTTGGGTAATCATCAGCATCAAAAGATGCTTCGTGAGATTTCAAATGATGATATCACACCTAAAAAGCACGATTTTGCACAACAAAACGAACTTCATGAGAAAATTCGTAACGACGAGGATTATGATGACTGGGAATATGGTACAGAACCATATTATGGCAAGATTTCTGGATGAGGGTATAAATAAAAATACATAAATTCTCCTCATAAATGGCGGTACAGAGAATATCCAGAGCATTTAAGGATATAAGTTTGTCATTTGACATGCATCCAGTGACAAAGGATATTCTCGTACTTAAAAATGAGGATGCGATTAGAAGATCAATTCGTAATCTGGTTCAAACTATTCCAACAGAGAGATTTTTTAATCCAACAATTGGTGCTGATGTAAAAACAAGTCTATTTGACTTTGTAGATTTTGGTACTGCATCAATTTTACAAAAACAAATTGAAATTGCAATTGAAAATTACGAACCAAGAGTCGAAAATCCACGAATTGTAGTGGATCCCAGACCAAATTTAAATGCTTTTGAGATTACCGTTACATTTACAATTGTGGGATTAGAAGTTCCACGCCAACAATTTTCATATATCCTAGAGGCAACAAGATAATATGCCTTTTACAAAGTTTACAAATCTAGATTTTGACCAGATAAAGACTTCCATCAAGGATTATCTCCGTGCGAATTCAACGTTCACGGACTTTGACTTTGAAGGATCGAACTTTTCTGTCCTAATCGATACGCTTGCATATAATACCTACATTACTGCATTCAACTCAAATATGATTGTAAACGAATCCTTCTTGGATTCGGCAACATTAAGAGAGAATGTAGTTTCTTTAGCAAGGAATGTTGGATATGTTCCACGCTCTAGAAGCGCCGCAAAGGCAACTGTGTCCTTCAATATTACCTCTTCAAGTACGTCGGCACAAATAGTACTCAAAGCAGGTTTGGTGTGCGTTGGAGCAGTTGATAATACATCATACACATTCTCTATACCAGAGGATATTACAAGAAATAATGTAAATGGAAGCGCATCATTTAATAATATCGAAGTCTATCAAGGAATCTACCTTACAAAAGAATTTGTAGTCGATAATTCAACCAACCAAAGATTCATTTTAAATAACCCAAATATTGATACAAGTACGATTGTTGTTAAAGTTGGTACTCGTGAATATAAGCAGGTTGATAATATTTTTACTGTAGACTCTAATTCCGAAATATATTTGTTACAAGAAATTGCCGATGAGAAGTATGAACTCTTGTTTGGTGATGGTATTATTGGAAAGAAAATTGAAACTGGAACAACAGTCAAAGTCAGTTATATCACAACTGACGGAGAAGACGGAAATGGTCCCTCACTATTTTCATATTCTGGAACAACAACAGATAGTAATGATATACTTGTAAGACCGTCCGGAACAGTAACTATAAGCACCGTGAACAGTGCTTCCGGTGGAAGTAGCATTGAATCTATAGATTCAATCAAATACTTTGCTCCTAGGGTTTATTCTGCACAATACCGTGCAGTTACTGCAAAGGACTATGAAGCAATCATTCAAAAGATTTATCCAAATACAGAATCAGTTTCTGTTGTTGGTGGAGAAGAACTAGAACCTCCACAGTTTGGTAAGGTTTTGTTGAGTATTAAACCAAAGAATGGTACTTCTATTTCAGACTTTACAAAAACTGAAATTTTAAATGATCTTAAACAGTATTCTGTTTCTGGTATAAGTCAAGAAATTATTGACCTGAAACTACTTTATGTTGAAGTGGATAGTGATGTATTTTACAATTCTTCTAGAGTCAGTAATGTTCAGGACTTAAATGCAAGAGTTGTTTCCTCTTTAGATAAGTATTCCAAATCTGTAGATCTTAATAAGTTTGGTGGACGATTTAAATACAGTAAATTATTACAAGTAATTGACAATGTTGATACATCCATCACATCTAATATTACTCGCGTAAGAATGAGAAGAAATATTAATTGTGTATTAAACGTTTTTGCACAATATGAAATATGTTTTGGCAATCAATTCCATAAAAATATTGGATCATACAATATTAAGAGTACTGGATTTAAAATTGCTGGTGAATCAGAGACTGTTTATTTTGTTGATGTTGCTTCAGAAAACAGTGATATTGGTATTCTCTCTATTGTTAAACCAACATTAGATCCAAATACATATGAGATTGTTAAAAAGTCCATTGGAACAGTAGATTATGTCAAGGGAGAAATTCTAGTTAATACAATTAATATAATTTCTACTTCTATTGAAAATGGAGTTATTGAAATTCAAGCATACCCAGAATCGAATGATGTTATAGGTCTTAAAGATCTATATCTTGTCTTTGATGTCAGCAAAAGCACTATAAATATGGTTAGAGATACTATATCATCCGGAGAACAAATTTCTGGAGTTGATTACCCAGTAAGATCAAGCTATTCAAACGGAAAATTAACGAGGTAATAAGGGGATATGATTACAACTGGTTTTGACGCTAGGGTAAAAATACAGCAAATTATTGAAAATCAGTTACCAGAATTTTTACTTAGCGAGTCACCTAAATCTGTCGATTTTTTAAGACAGTATTATGCCTCTCAGGAATATCAGGGAGGTCCAGTAGATATTGCTGAAAATCTAGATCAATATCTAAATTTAAATAATCTTTCCCCAGAAGTTATAACTGGGATTACCTCACTGACTAGTTCAGTTAATAATAGTGACAGCACAATTTATGTTGAATCCACTAAAGGATTCCCAAAACAGTATGGATTGTTTAAAATTGATGATGAGATAATCACATATACTGGCATTACAACCAATAGTTTTACCGGTTGTGTACGTGGATTTAGTGGAATTACAAGTTATAGAAACGAAACTGATCCAGAAGAATTAGTATTTTCCACATCTTCTTCAGCATCTCACTTAGATAATACTAGAGTACACAATCTAAGTTCTCTATTTTTAAAAGAATTTTATAAAAAATTAAAATATCTTCTTGCTCCTGGATTTGAAGATGTTGATTTTGTATCAGAACTTGATATTAATAATTTTATAAAGAGTGCTCGCAGTTTTTATCTCTCTAAAGGAACTGATGAATCTTTTAGGATTCTTTTTAATGTTTTATATGGGACTACACCAAAAATTATAAATCTTGAAAACTTTTTATTAAAATCTTCTGGAGCAGAATTTATCCGAAGAGAAGTATTAGTTACTGAAAGAATTTCTGGAGACCCACTAAAATTAGTCGGTCAAATGGTCAGAAATATTGACGATTCTGCCACAGGACCAGTCTCTGAAGTTGAAATTATAACGAGAAATAACAAAACATTCTATAAGATTCAATTATTCTCTGGATATGATGAGAAGAGTCTGATTGAAGGTACTTTTGTTATAACACCGAAATCTATAGTTTCTGATAATGTTTCTATTGGTTCATCTGTAATTACTGTAGATAGTACTATTGGTTTCCCAGAATCAGGAACTCTAGTATCTGGTTCAAATACCATCACTTATACCAATAAAAGCATTAATCAATTTTTTGGTTGCGATGGAGTTACTAGTGCAATAACTTCAGCATCAGACATTAGATCTAATCATATAATATATGGTTATGAAGATGGAGATACTTCCAAGAAAGTTCAGTTAAGAGTTACTGGTGTTCTTTCGAAGATTGAAAATCCAGATGATTTTACATTATTATTAGATGGAGACAATATTACTGTTAAAAATCTTGGAGATAAAGTAAGTAATAATAATAAAAATAATAAAGAATTTGCATTTAATACTTGGATCTACAATGTTAGATCTAGATATGAAATAAGATCTTTTAACAATAACCAATTAACTTTATTTGAGATCCCAGACAAATCTAGTCTTAAAGTAAATGATATTGTCGATGTACTGGATAGAAATTCTGAAAATATTATTGTATCCAATGCCAATGTAACTGCTATTAACGGATCTTTAATAGAAATTGACAAAAATGTTACTGGTGTTGCGTCTAATAGAAGGTTGAGTATTAGAAGAAGATATAGATATGCATCTTCACTGAATACCCCCATAAGTGCCTCAAATATACTTTCAAATATTCAAAATACTTATAGTGAAAATGAAGATTACATTTATGTTGCATCAAATTCATTACCAAGTTATCAAATAAGTAAAAAACTTTCTACTGCAAATATTACTTTATCTCCATCTTCAAATCTCAATGATATATTCCAAAACTACAATCCTCTAACTGATTTATATTCGGTTCTGTCATTTAATAATGATGTCCCATTTGTAACTGGTGATGCTATAGTATATCATGGTGATACTGAAGAAATACCAGGATTAGTTTTTGGAAGAACTTATTATGTTGAAGTTATAGAAGAATCTGGTAGAAAAAATAAGATAAGATTATTTAATGCTAGATCTTTTGTGGCAACACAAAGTTTTGTTGAATTTGGAAGATATGGAGAAAATTCAAATCATAACTTCACTATATTACAACATTATAATAAAAGTATAGTACCAAAGAAAACCTTATTAAAATTCCCACTGAAATCAAATATTGAAGGTGGAAGTGCTTTAACTGAAGTTGGTACTATTGGTAAATTGGTAAATGGTGTTGACATTATCAATTATAAAACCAATGATAGAATTTATTATGGACCAATAGATTCTCTAAGAATTTATAATAGTGGTGATAATTATGATGTTATTAATCCACCCTCTATTGTAATTTCTGGTCCAGTTGGAGTTGGAACAACTGCTTTAGCGCAAGCAGTTGTTAGAGGATCGGTAAAGAGTGTATTGGTTGATCCACAAAACTTTAGTCTTAACAGAGTTTTATCTGTTACTATTAAAGGTGGAAATGGTCAAGGAGCCAAATTACAACCTGTGTTAGGAAAACAATATAGAGAAATTGAATTTAATGGCACACAAGTTGGATTAGCAGCGACGGGTGGAGTAGACATTAATAATGAATCTATTACATTTAATGATCGTCATAATTTAGAAAGTGGTGAGAAAATTGTATATAACTCTGCAGGAAATCAACCACTTGGTATTGGATCATTTAAATTTTCAAATACTGATCAAGGAAGGTATTTGGTAAATGGTTCTACTTACTATCCACAAGTTATAAACACCAGAGCGATTTATTTGTATGAAACTGAAGAAGATTACTTATCAGGAATCAATACTGTTGGATTTACAACGATAAACACTGGAGGAACCCATAAGTTCAGATTATTTGATGCTAAGGATGTAATATCAGAGATAAGAGTTATTAATCCAGGAAGTGGATATGAAAATAGGAGTTTAAAAGTAAAAGCAACGGGAATATCTACAGAATTTAATAAAATAACATTTGCTAATCATGGTTTTAAAGATGGAGATCTTGTAAACTATTCATATGAAATTTCTGGAATATCTGGATTATCCACATCAAATCAGTATCGCGTAATTAAATTAAATGATTCAGATTTCCAATTAGCAGATGCTGGGGCAGTTGGAGCAGCGTCTACAGATTATAATAGAAAAAAATATGTGAAATTTGAATCAACAGGTAGTGGGTATCAAACTTTTTCATACCCGCAAATTCAAATTGAAATTAATGCAGAATTTTCTGGTTCTTCTATTGGTACTATCACTGCAACTCCTCAAGTAAGAGGAGAAATTGTTGATGTATATCTTTATGAAAATGGGACCAATTATGGATCTGAAATTTTAAACTTCCATAAAAATCCTTCTGTAAATATTAGAAATGGTGTAGGAGCAGAATTAAAACCAATTTTAAAATCTGGAAGAATTGTTGCTGTTGAAGTTCAAAATGGCGGAAAGTATTATAATGCTGCTCCAGATCTTGTAGTAAATGGAACAGGGTCTGGAGCAAAACTCAGAGCATCTGTAGTTAATGGAATCATCAAAGATGTAATTATAATTAATCAAGGAACCAACTATCAAGATAGTAATACATCTATTTCTGTAATACCACCAGGAAAAAATGCTGTTATTGAATCAAATGTAAGATATTTGAGTATTAATAATAAGGAAAGATTTTCTGATGAAATTTTAACAGATTACGAAAATAATCTATCTTATGGTATAGTTGGTTATTCTACAGATAGAGATGGTGGAGAATTTTCAGATCCAAACCAAAGTACTGGTCACTCCAGAGTCATTGGATGGGCAATTGATGGAAATCCAATTTATGGTCCATATGGATATTCTGATCCAAAAGACAATAATTCAAGGATTGTTATTCTAAAAACTGGATATGAATCCTCACCACAAAATATCTACAATAGGCCACCAATATCTTCTTTCCCTTTAGGATTCTTTGTCGAAGACTTTAAATACACCAATAGTGGAAATTTAGATGAACACAATGGTAGATTTGCAAAAACACCCGAGTATCCAAATGGTGTTTATGTATATTATGTTGGCGTTGCAACCGCTTCTCCT